AGCATTAGCAGTTTATAGTGCAATGAAAAATGCAGATGAACCAGATGCTAAAATCAAAGAACGAATAGGCGAACTTCAATTTAATAAAATTGTTATGAATAAAACAAATGTTAAAAAAGCTGCTACAGGTGGCTTAATGGGTGGTGACCCTAGACTTGGTAAAGTAGAAGATGTAGGTTATCAAGCTTACGCAGAAGGTGGTGAAGTTGAAGATAAAGGTATGACAATACCAGAACTTTCACCAGAAGCAGAAACTTCTATGGAAATGCAAATGGAAGATGCAATGACACCTAGTGAAGATAACGATATGAATGTTGAAGCACAAGTTGATACTTCTGTTTTAACTTCAGATGAAGAACAATTATTAGAAGAAGTTATTGAAATGCATCCTAATATTATGGATGTGATTGTCAAATTAACTACAAAAGAATTTACCGGTGAAGGCGAAGTAGATGGACCGGGAACAGGAACTTCAGACTCTATACCTGCAATGTTATCAGATGGTGAGTTTGTTTTCACAGCAAAAGCTACAAAGCAACTTGGTGTGGACAGACTACGAAAGATGATGAAATCAGCAGAGGCAGAGTATGATAACAGTATGGCAGTTCAAGATTCTCAAATGGAATCTGGACAACCCATGATGGCGAATGGTGGATTATTATCTGCCAATAAGTATAATATATAGAGCTACCCGGGCAATCACCTAGGCACTCTATATCGGCTACTTTTGCAAAACGCAAAACCCCAACACAAGAAAGGTGATTAAAAATGGTTGAAAGTAATGCAGACACTTTACTAAATAGTAAAGCTACTCAGCAGAGTAATGAAACAGAAGCAAATCCATATAATGCTAAAAAGGATTATATTGATTATAAACAAGTAGAAGCAAATTCAAAAGAATCTTTTGCAGATGCTAATACAATGGCGGTTAAGAAGGACCAACCAAAAGTTGTTGTTGACACAATGAGGTCACAAGAACCAGAGGAAGATACTCCGGAAGAACAAGCTGACAAACCTTATCAAAAGGTTGACTACAAAAAAAGATATGACGACCTCAAGAAACATTATGATGGTCGGGTTAATTCTTTTAAGTCGAGAGAAGAGGAACTATTAGCAGAGATTAGAACTAATAGACCTACATACAAAGCACCTAAGAGTGCCGAGGAAATCGAAGCTTTCAAGAAAGAATACCCAGATGTTTATGGTGTTGTAGAGACAGTCGCACATCTTAGAAGTTCTAAGGAAACAGAAGATTTAAAACAAGAGATTAAAGGTCTTAAGGAATTAAATCAAACTGTTAACAAAGAAAAAGCAGAAGCTAGGTTAGCGAGATTACATCCAGACTTTGAAGCAATTCGTGAGTCAGATGATTTTCATAACTGGGCGGAAGGTCAACCCGAAGCGATTAAGGGATGGGTTTATGGAAACGCAACAAATGCGGAACTTGCTTCAAGAGCAATAGACTTATTCAAACAGGATACCGGCAAGTCAAAATCTAAACCAGAATTATCTGGCGACTTAGTTGCTGCATCAGAAATGGTGAAAGTTAAAAACAGCAAAGAAATCGGCTATGGTTCTAAAAAGATTTGGACTCGTTCTCAAATAGCGGCAATGTCGCAGTCAGAATTTGATAAGAACGAAAAATCAATAACTGATGCTATGTCAGAAGGTCGTGTCATTAATGACATGGGTAATAGACCAAGCAGAGGTTCTGGTAATCCAACTTACTAAATTAAAGACCGCACATTGTTAATCACTTAACTTAACAATAAGAAAGGGGAATATCATGGCGGTATTTCAAAATGCCTCTAATAGTAATCTAAGTAACTTTGATACTACTAGTGGACAAACAAATGAGTTCTTCGTACCAGAAATCTTTTCGAAGAAGATTCAAAACTTCTTCAGAAAATCTTCTGTAATCGAAGCAATAACAAACACAGACTACGCAGGTGAGATTGCGGCTTTCGGTGATACAGTAAAAATCATCAAAGAACCAGAAATCACAGTTGCGGCTTATACAAGAGCAGCAAGTACAACTAAACAGTACTTAACTGACCAAGAACTTACTCTTGTAGTAGATAAAGCAAATAGCTTTAAGTTTATAGTTGACGATATCGAGGAAAAACTTTCTCATATCAACTTTGCATCAATCGGTGCATCAAGTGCAGCTTACACACTTAAGAACACAATGGATGCAGAAGTATTAACTGCAATGTTCGCAGGTGTATCAGCATCTCCAGACCACATTCTTGGTGGTGATGGAAGTGGTTCAGCTTCAACTACATTCCAACAAGCTAACCCTCTTGATATGGGTAATGGCGGTTCAGAACTTAGTCCTTTAGCTATCATGGCTAGAATGGCTAGACTTCTTGATGACTCGCAAGTACCAGAAGATTCAAGATGGTTTGTTGCAAAACCAGAGTTCTATGAAGAACTAGCAAGTACTGATTCTAAACTAATGTCATCTGATTTTAATCAAGGTGATGGCGGTGTGAGAAATGGTTTAGTTGCGTCTGGTTCAATTAGAGGATTCCAAATGTATAAATCTTCTAATATACCTGCAACTTCAAATGCTACAGGTCAATGTTTAGCGGGACATATCTCGTCAACAGCGACTGCACAGTCAATCTTAAACATTGAGACTTTAAGAGACACCGACACTTTCGGTGATATCGTAAGAGGTCTTCATGTATATGGAAGACAAGTTCTTAGACCAGATGCTTTAGTTAAAGCAATCTACACTATAGACTAATCTTAATATTGAGGGGGCGATTAATTTCGCCCTCTCTTTTATAATATTAACAGAAACAGAATTAAATGGCAGCACCCTTCAGAACATTTTTAGATTTAACAAATACTCTTGTAAGAGAATTAAATGAAGTAGAACTGTCAAGTGTTTCATTTGCAAATGCAAAAGGAATACAAAAATATTTAAAAGATGCAATCAATAGAGCATATTTTGATATTTGTAATGCAGAAGATAAATGGAGTTTTTTAGCAGTCGGTGACCCAAGTAATAACTATTATGGAAATGTTGCAGTTGAGACTGTCTCTGGAACTAGGTGGTACAAATTTAACGCAAGTTCAACTAACATTACAAATGACTATGGGTTTATAGATTATGAAAATGTAGTCTTAACAGAAGAAGGTGTATCTGGAAAAACAGCACCATTTGAAATAAGAAATTTAAGACCTATTACTACAGAGTTTTGGAGTAAGCATTATGCAATATCTGAATCAGTAGATAAAAGTAATACACAAACATTTGGTATTCCACAAAGAATTATTAGAAGTCCAAAGAATGATAAGTTTGGTTTATCACCAATACCTAATGGTAAATACAAAGTTTATTTCTTTGCATATTCACAACCAAGTGAATTAACTAATCATGGAGATACAGTAGTATTCCCTCAACAATATACTACAGTATTACTTGCAAGAGCAAGATATTATGTACATCAATTTAAAGATAACATAAGTCAATCACAACTAGCTGATGCCGAATATAAAAAAGGTTTAAGAACAATGAGAGAACAATTGATTGAACCTTTTCCAGATAGAATGACTGATGATAGAACAAGAGTTATATAATGGCAAAGACAGCAGCTTGGCAAAGAAAAGAAGGTAAGAATCCTAAAGGTGGATTAAATGCAAAAGGTCGTGCATCTTACAATAAGTCAACAGGCGGAAATTTAAAAGCACCAAGTAAAACAGTTGGTAATAAAAGAAGGGCTAGTTTTTGTGCGAGGATGAAAGGCATGAAGAAAAAACTTACATCAGCAAAAACAGCAAGAGACCCTAACAGTAGAATTAATAAATCATTAAGAGCATGGAATTGTTAAATGGCAGAACAAGGTGTATCAGTAACATGCGAAGGTGGATTAGATTTAGTAGGTACAACACATACTTTATTTAGAACACCCGGAGTCGCAACAACTTTAGAAAACTATGAGTCTTCAATCCATGGAGGATACAGAAGAATAAATGGTTTTGCTAAGTATGGTACTAATACTCCAGATACAACTAGTGCAAACATAGAAGGTATTCATAGTTACGCAAAAGGAGTCGTAGCTTGTCAAGGTTCAAATATTTATTATAGTCCAAATGGAACAACATGGACACAAGTAAATAAAGATACTTATATAACTAAGACAGGAACAGTAGGAGTATCGGCAGGTTCGGCAACTGTAACAGGAAGTGGAACAAGTTTTACTTCACAGTTTGCAGTAGGTGATGACATTAAAATTAATAATGAAATTTTTAATGTATTGTCTATTACAAATAATACATCACTAACAGTTGATGGTAATTTTGTAGCAACAGCTTCAAGTCAATCTATTAAAAAGAATGGAGCAGATGCAACACAATTAGCAAGTGGTTCAGCAATAGCTAGAGTCAGTCAATCAGATTGTAAGTTTGCTTTGTATGAAGGTGAATCACAGTATGGTGAATTATTTATAGTAGATGGAAACAATCAACCTGCATATTTAAAAATAAAAATAGTAAGCGGAACACACACTTATTTCTTTAAAGAAGTAGGAAGGTCTGCTCCAGAAAAATCTAAGTTTGCTACAATATTTGGTGAAAGATTAATTGTTGCAGGAGATGTAGATAATCCACAAGTAGTAAGTTATAGTACAAGATTAAAACCAGAAGACTTTACAGGTTCATCAGCAGGAACAATAGATGTTGGTGATAAAGTAAAAACAATAAAACCTTTTAGAAATAAACTTATTGTTTTTTGTGAAACAAGTATATTTCAAATATCTGGATTAGATAGTACTCCTACAGTATCGGGTGTAACAAAAAACATTGGATGCGTAAGTGGTAATACAGTTCAAGAGATAGGTGGAGATTTAATTTTCTTAGCACCAGATGGTTTAAGAACTATTGCAGGAACAGCTAGAATTGACGATATAGAATTAAGTTCTATTAGTAGAAAGATAATGCCATTATTCAGAGATGAAGTAATGCCTTTCTTATCATCAATTAGATTTTCTAGTATGGTGATTAGAGAAAAAAGTCAATACAGATTATTTTATTTTAGAAGTGGTAGTGCAAACAATATTCAAGGCGGAGTTATAGGAACATTTAAAATATCTTCTACAGGTGCAGGAGTATATGAGTGGAGTCAAACAAAAGGCATAGCTGCTAAAGTAGCACACTCTGGTACAGCAGAAGATGGAAGTGAAGTTCTTTTCCATTCAGATGAAAGTGGTTATGTATTTAAACACGATAGTGGAAATAGCTTTGATGGTTCTAATATTGTTGCACAATATAAAACACCAGATATGGATTATGGTGATGCAGGTATTAGAAAAACTTTATATTATATTAAAACAAGTATTCGTTCAGAAGGAACAAATGATAATTTAAAGTTACAAACTCGTTATGATTTTGAAAGTAGCGAAGTAACTCAACCCGCAGAAATAGCTTTAGGAGCATTACAAACTCCTGCTAAATTTGGAAGTGGGGCAACATTTGGAACAACACTTTTTGGTGGAACATTATTTCCACAACAAAAAACAACACTAACTGGTAGTGGATTTACTAATAACTTTAGAGTTAGAAGTACAGGTACAGCTTTCCCTTATACTGTATCTGGATTTTATGTAGATTTCATTCCCGCAGGAAGGACTTAATAAATGGCAGTATATACTAGACAGAGTACATTTACAGATGGTGATACGATATTTGCAGCATTGCTTAATAACGAATATGACCAACTGGCGGCAGCATTTAATGTATCGTCTGGACATACACATGATGGTTCAACTGCCGGTGATGGTGGACCAATATCAAAATTATTTAGTAATGCTATTTCTTTTGGTACTAATGTTAATGCAGATGTTGTAGTAACATTTGATGCAACAAGTAATGATGGTGTTCTTTCATGGATGGAAGATGAAGATTACTTCCAATTCTCAGATGATATTTTATTAAGTACAGATGAGAAAATTTTATTTAGAGATTCAGCAATATCAATTAATTCATCAACAGATGGTAGATTAAATATTGCAGCAGATACAGATATAGTTGTAGCAACTACAACATTAGATGTAAATGCAAATACAGATATATCTGGTACTTTAAAAGTAGGAAGTGGTGCAACAGTTTCTACAATACTAGATGAAGATAACTTTGCAACAAATTCAGCAACTGCTTTAGCAACACAACAAAGTATTAAAGCTTATGTAGATGCAGTTTCAGCTTCACTTACTCAACAAGATTTAGACTTACAAGGTGATACTGGTGGTGCATTAGATGTTGACTTAGATAGTGAAAGTTTAACTATTGCAGGTGGAACACTTATAAGTACTGCAGGTTCTGGAACTACAGTTACTATTAATGCAGACGCAAGTGTACTTACAGATTCAAATACAAAAACTTTAACAAATAAAACAATAGATGCAAATGGTACTGGAAACAGTATTACAAATATTGAAGTAGCAGATTTAGCTTCTGGTGTATTAGATACTGCACTAGCAAGTGTATCTGGAAGTGATGATACTTTAGCTTCTGCAAAAGCAATTAAATCTTATGTAGATACTCAAGTAGCAACAGTACCAACTGGAGATATAACTGCAGTTGTAGCAGGTACAGGTTTATCTGGAGGAGCAACTTCTGGTTCAGCAACTCTTACTATAGATACTGGAACAACTGCTGACTTAACAACTTCACAAGCATTATCAAACAAAACTCTCACAAGTCCTGTTATCAATACAGGAGTATCTGGTTCAGCTATATTAGACGAAGATGATATGGCTTCTGATTCCAATACTAAATTAGCAACACAACAATCAATCAAAGCATATGTAACTTCTCAAGTAGCAACTGCTAATGAACTATCAGAATTAACTGATACGAACATTACTAGTGCTGCAGATGGAGCATTATTATTTTATGATACAGGAACATCTAAATGGATAGATAATGTTGTATCTGGAGATATAACTATTGCTGATACTGGTGTTGCAACTATCGCAGCAGGTGCAGTTGATAATACAATGTTATCTGGTTCAATTGCAAATAATAAACTTGCAAATGATTCAGTAAGTTTTGGTGGAATAAGTTTAGACTTAGGACAATCAGATGCTACTCCTGCTTTTGATTTAGCAGATGCAACTAATTATCCTACAAGTTCATTAACAGGAACAATTACAAATACACAATTAGCAGGTTCAATAACTGCAGCTAAGTTAGCAGGAAGTATTGGAGATAGTAAATTATCAACAATAACAACAGCAGATAAAGTTTCAGCAGCAGCAGTTCAAGTAGATGGTGCTACAGATGGA